AACAGATGCCAATGGTGTAGTGTTAGAGGTTATTGATGAGAGAGCAACAGAACAAGCAGCAAGCTCTGATGAGTTTGAAGCTATTGACATTGAAGAGATGCCAGCAGCACTAGAAAAAGCTACAGAGGCAATCGCTGCAACACTGAACATTGAAATGGGCCAAGCCTATGACATTGCAACAGCAGTCATTGCAGCTATCAATGCAGAAGAAATGAAACAAGAATCAATGAGTGCTGAGCAAGTAGAATCAATTGTGAATGCAAAGATGTCATCATTCTCTACAGCTGTAGAAGCTATAGGTGAAATGATGCAGACTATTGCTTCAGATAATGAAACTCTTCGCACTGAGATGGCAGCAATGAAAAATGATTTTGAATCATTCAAAGCAATGCCTTCAAACAGCACAACTGAAAGCGAGAAATTCGCAAGAACAAATAGCACATTGACATCACGTCAATTATTCCTTAAATCACAAATTAAATAACAAAGAAAATGAGCTTAAAAAAGTTTATCAAGCAAAAATTCGACTATGATGTGTCAGGTTTGGCAGCATATGTAGACGAGCAAAGAGAAGATCTTATCACTAGATCAGTAACTGAAGCAAAGACTTTACGTTACATTACAATTCAAGAAGGTATCAAAGGATCTGAAGAGATCAAATTGTTGGATGACACTTTGACTTACCAAGCTGGAGATTGCGAAATGACACCAGCTGGAGATACAGTATTCACTGATCGTGCAATTGCTGTTGAGACTCTTGGATACATGAAGAGATTCTGTCAAAAAGATTTGGCTGGATTTTGGACTCAATTGGCATTGCGCCCAGGTGCATCTGCTGAGGACAAAGAACTTCCTTTTGAAGCACAAATCACTAACTACCTTTTGAGCTTACATGCTCTTGAGTTGGACAAATTGATTTGGAAAGGTAACAAAGCAACTGGTACTGGTAACCTTCAGTGGATGAATGGATATCGTCAATTCTTGACTACTGCTAACGGATGTGTGAATTTGAACACTTCTGCAACTGCAAGCATTGATGCATCAAACGCTTATGATGTATTCTATGAGTGTTTTACAAATTCTCCTGAAGCTGTGGCTGAAGCTGGTGATTTCGTATGTTTTGCTGGCCGTGAGAACTTCAACTATTTGATGAAGAACTTGGTTGATCTTAATTTCTTCCACTATTCTCCAGCACAAATTGCTACAATGGAAGAGATCATTGTACCAGGTACAGATATGCGAGTGGTTAAGGTACCAGGACTTAATGGTCTTGATAATATCTACACTGGTAAAGCAGCGCACTTTGTATTCGGAACTGACTTATCTTCTGACTTTGATAATTACGATTTGTGGTATTCTCAAGATGATGATGTTATCTATATCAGATCTAAATTCAGAGCTGGTGTACAAGTACCATTCTTGGATCAGATCGGAGTTTGGAACGGAACTGGATCACCTAACTAATTAACAAATACGGGGAGGCTTAGGTCTCCCCTAACTTAAAAAATACAGAAGAGATGGCATGTAATATGACAACTGGGTTTAATGACAGAACATGTACCAATGGAAAGGGTGGTATCAAATCTGTTATTTTGTTCCCAATAGGATCAATTGCAACTGGGCCAACATTGACTGGCAATGAGATTACTACGTTGACTGTCACTGGTGAGGTATTCCAGTACAAATTGAAATCAAATTTATCTAGCTACACTGCGCCTATCCGAGTAAATAAAGAGAATGGAACTTTATGGTATGAGCAATCTTTGAACATGATCCTAGCATCAGATACAAAGGAGCTTCGCGCTGAGATCCACTTACTTGGACAGAATGAAGTGGTAGCAATTGTTGAGAAAGCTGATGGTACTTATGTGGCATTAGGACTTGACGAAGGTCTACAAATCAATGATGGATCAGAATACACTTCAGGTGTTATCAAATCAGACAGAAATGGACATTCAATTGTCTTGGCTGGTCTTGAGAACAATGAGGTGCCTGATGTAGCAGCTGGTATTGTAGCAACTTTGTTGACTCAACAGTCTCCAGTAGTTTAATCTACCTAATCAAACCAAATACTAGAAGGGAGAGGATGAGTATTCCTTTCCCTTTTTTTATTAAATTAGAGCCATGAAAATAGATCAGAAATTTATTGGAGCCAAAGTCAAGAGTAATCTATTGAATAGATACTTTGTGATTGAGGAGGGCAACGAGGAGTTATATATTAAACTAGGACTTTTGCATATCTTTGTAAATAGTGAGCCTAAAATAAAAATAATAAATGTTAAGACTCGAGAGATATCAGACATCAACACTGATAGTGACAGTAACGGAATATCAGACTCTGACAGCCCCTTATTGGCTCCTTGAGTTTACGCATGAGCAGAGCTTTGAATCTGTGACTTGCATACTTCCAAACATCAGTACAAGCACATCAAGATTTGATGAGTTTGTGATTGAGGATGGTGTGGATGTGACTTTCCCATATGCTGGCTTTTACACATACAGAATATTTGAGCAGACATCTAGCAGTAATTTAGATCCGGATCTTGCTGACAATCTATGTGAAGAGGGCAGAGCACATGTGTATGAGATTGACTCACCATCAAATGAATTTTCGACAACAATATTAAATAACATATATGAGTAAGATCACCAGCTTGTCATTCAGCAAGCAGTATCAATTGCCAGTAGAAGAGAAAGATTCTCAAAGAGGCTTCATGAAATGGGGCCGCAAAAATGACTATCCATTTTTCTTGATAGAGCTACTGCAAGGTAGTGCCTGGCATCAAGGTATCATAAAGAATAAGACCTACTACATTGCTGGAGGTGGCCTTGAGGCAGTATCAGGTGATCTGACTGCTTTCCTTGCAAATCCATTTGCTGACTTTGACATGAATGAGATTGCTCAAAGAATGGCCTTTGACTTTGAGGTGTTTGGTGCAATGGCTGTGATAGGTACATGGAACAGAGAAGGTACCAAGGTAGTCAGATGGGAGCACATGGATATTGATCTTATCAGAATCACTGAGGATGAGAGACTTTACTATGTATCTGATGACTGGTCAGCTCTACAGCAATCAGCAGAAAAGACAAACTATAGAAGCTATCCAGCACTGAATGAGAACAATCGCACTGGATCATTCATTCTGTACTAATTCAGACAGATGTTGACATCAGTAAATTCCACATGTATGAATTGCAGAATGGATTTAAGGCTGGTACACTAATTAACCTAGCATCCGGTGAGCCTGAAACATCTGAAGAGGAAAGAAAGATAAAAGAACAAATCAAGGGCCGTACACAATCTGTGGAGGATGCTGGTGAGATCATAATCACATTCAGCAATGGTGCAGATGAAGCTCCTACAGTAATGCCATTGAATGGTAATAACTTACATGAGAGATATGCCATGACTGAGAAGTCAGTGCAGCAGAATATTCTTGTGGCGCATTCTGTGGTGGCACCATCCTTGTTTGGTATTGCTCCAAATGGATCTTTCAATGCAGCTGAGACAGATGACTTGTTTGAGATCTACAAGAATACCTATGTGAATTCAAGACAGAAGCAGATTGAATGGCTGATGAATTACATGGTACAGCTATCAGGTGCCATTGGCAAGTTGAAACTAGTTGATGTTCGGCCAATTGTAGCAGCAACACCAGTGACAGCAGCACCGGTAGATACGGCATTAAGCACTGATGCAAATCAATCATTAAGCAAAAGTCAGATATCAGCATTGATGGATATAGTTGAAAGAGTAAAATCTGATTCTTTGTCATCTGATTCTGCATTACATATTGTCATGGCATCATTTCCAACAATTGATGAGGCACAAGCTCGCAAGATTGTAGGATTGCCAACAACTACACTATCAAGCTGTGATCACAAGCATGAATTCAGTGCTGATGAGATCACAATATTTTCAGAATATGGTGTTGATTCATCTGAATATAAGGTCCTAAAGACAAATATCATTGAATGGGATACACCATCTGATGAGGTATTCAGTAAAGAACAGATGATGTTTGCCACTATTGGCGAGGTCAAAGCTAATATTTCAGCACTTGAGAAATCAATCCTATCAATGCTCATTGCTGGAGAGGATGCATCATCTATTGCAACAGCAACTGGTGCTAGTGTAGAAGAGATTGCCAAGTCAACTGAGAGACTTATTGACTTTGAATTACTTGTTGAGGGGGAGGTGTCTGACTTGGGAAAGCAATTGCTGGATGAAGCTCCAGCTCCTATTGATCAATTCATGGTGGTGTACACTTACAAAGAAAGACCAGGCGTTCCAAGAGTATTGACTAAATCAAGAGACTTCTGTCTGAGACTATTGTCATTGAATAGACTATACACAAGGGATGAAATCAACAATATCAGCTCAAGAGTGGATCGCAATGTGTGGAACTATAGAGGTGGATGGTATACAAATCCTCAGACTCAAGTAAGTACACCATATTGCAGACATATTTGGGTACAACAATTAGTTATTAAAAAACAATAAGACATGAACTATTTACTATCTGTTGAGAATCTCAAGAAACTTGGATTGATCCACATGAATACAGATACAAAGATCCTATCTGTATGCATCAAAAGATCACAAGATATGCAGCTACAGCCAGCACTTGGAACACCTTTGTACAAGGCATTGCTAGATAGGGTTGAAACAAGCACATGGACTCAAGACTATCTGACACTGATGAATGATTATGTGGTGCCTTGCCTGGTAGCATTTGTTGACTTCAGAGCAGCTGCAATGCTGAATGAGAAGCTGACAAACAAAGCGGTGGGCCGCCAGTCAGATGAGACAATGACAGCCAATACAGATACAGAAACTGTACACCTTAGAGATATGCTAAGAAAGGATGCGTATTTTTACAAAGAAAGATTGATAGGATTCTTGAAAGATGACAATGGTGTCAAATATCCTGAGTATTTGGTTTGTTGTGATGACAATTCATGCAATGAATCTATGACTAAGGATCAGACTGGATACAAACCTTTTGGATGGATAGTATGAAAAAATTCACTGCAAGCAAAAAACAAATTGACAAATTAAAAAATTACCTAAATGGAAAAGACTCTAAATCAAATCATGCTGGAGCTGCAAGAGATCGCAACACAGCACAGACAAATAAATGAGTTTTTTCAAGGTGACTTCCTTGATGCTATAAGCAGAGACGCTGCACAGTATCCTCTGATGGTGGCAACTTTGCAGCCTAGTGGGATGGGTGCTGGATATGTGAATGTGAATTTTGTGATCACCATCTGTGACAAGTACAATCATTCTAACTATAGACAAATCAATGAGGTCCATTCAGACTGCTTATTGATCTGTAATGATATCAAGACTACACTACAGCAGTACAGATGGACTGAGTTTGCAGATGTCACAGCTGAGATAGGCACAGATCCATTCATCAATCAAGGTCAAGACATGGTTGCTGGATGGACAATGCTGGTATCATTAAGAGTATTTGATAATGAAGATTGGTGTGCCATCCCATATGATGATTACGACTTTGAGAATGGAGCAGCTAGTGGTGTCGGTGCTGATTGTGATCCAATCACTGAGTTTAATATATATGTGGATGGGGTACTAGAGGATACTTTCTTTCAAGCAACTAATGTAAATAATACAATCAATATAACACTAAGCTAATGGCAACTACAGATATCAATATCACAACTACTGGATATAAGACAGTTAAAGATGAAAGCACAGCACTTACTCAAAGGTCAGTATTGAAATTCGCTGGTGCTGGTGTGACAGCTGCTGATTCAGGAGGTGAGACAGTAGTAACTATACCAGGTGCGCCCTCAACAGTATCTTATGGACTCTTTGCTCAGACTGGCAACAGCCCAACACATACTGGCACATCATTTGGCACATTGATAGATGGGGGTGTTGGATCTCTTTCAGTGCCAGCAAATGGGTTTTCTGTAGGTGATTCATTTAGAATAGAAATGGCTGGTTTATTGAGTGCTCAGAATAACAATACAATCACTATAAGATTGAAAAGCAATGCTGTTATTTTAGCTGATTCTCCAGCATTTACTTTGCCACAGATTACTAATCAAGTATTCATGCTTTCAGTTAACTTCACTGTCAGATCTATTGGTGCAAGCAGCATCAGGAACACAAGAGGGATTCGCTTGGAATGTATTGAACAATACTACATTTAATACCACTATCACAAACTTGTTAGATATACAAGCAAAATTCTCTAGCTCAAGTGCAAATAATAGTATTTATTCTGATATATTTATACTCAATAAGATATATTGATGGATAATTTCTTTGATATAACTAAACTCAGATTAAGAAATCTTGAGCAGAATTCAGGGAATGTTACTGATGGTAACAAAGGTGATCTTACTGTCAGCGGATCAGGAACAGTTTGGAATATCAACACTAATGCTGTAACTGATAACGAAATAAACGATGTTGATGCTGATAAGGTTACAGAATCTGCTTTAAAAAGATTCACTACAGATACAGAAAAAAGTACCTGGAATGCAAAACAAAATAATATTTCTGCAATATCGGGAGGATCATTTGTATTTGTAAGTCAAAAATCTGACTTACCTACACCATCAGCTGGAGTTATTACATTAGCTGCGGGAGTTACTTATTTCTTTACAGATGAGGTAGATCTTACTGGGGATAGATTAGTATGTGGAATCAATACTACTATTTTAGGAGGCTCATCTGAGAATTGCCGAATAAAATCAACTGGCCTTGTTGGAACTGCACTGATTACATCTAACTATTCACTACCAATTAGAAACATAACTATAGAAGCTAATGTAGCTTTGAATCTTGATGGAGATGGAACTACTACGGCTTTAGATTGGTTTGGTGTAAACTTTACAGATTGCGCTACTATTGGAACTATTAAAGACTATACTAATTTTATCATGCAAGATTCTGCATTTTTGAATAGTGGTAATATGACATTTGATGGTACAATAGGTACAATAGGTGCTAGTCAATGCTTATTCAATTGTAATGCATCAGGAACAGCTTTTATTTTAGCTCCTACTCTTACAGTGACTCGCAGATTTAGAATAGTTTACTCATCTTTTATTATTCTATCAGGCGAGAAAGCTATTGACACTACACCAGCTCCTACAATTCCTGATGATGGATTCATTTTAAATTATTGCAACTTCTCAGGAGGAGGAACTTATCTTGATGGATTTGACCATACATCTGTAAAATCTTTGTTTATAAACAATGTAGGCATCATTAATACATCCAACGTAGGTCATAACTACATGATAAACAATACAACAAATACTACAATTGGAGTGCCTAATGTAAATGTATGGGTGAAAGCAGCTGGTACCACTACAGTAGGTAATGGTAATTCCCCTAAATGGACACAGCCATCATCAAATAGATTGCTTTATGGTGGTATTATTTCTAGTGATTTTATCTATAATGCTGTTGGAACTGTTCAAAGTTCATCAGCTAACCAAGTAATATCTGTTACTGTTGCAAAAAATGGTACAATACAAGCTGAATCTGAAATAACAGTCAGAACAGCAATAGCTAATCAGCCATATCCATTTGCCATTCAAGATGTTATTAATATAGCAACTGGAGATTATTTAGAAATCTTTGTTTTGAATACTCAATCTATTGATATTAGAGTGGGAGATTTAAATGTAATTATTCAAAAAATCACTGGATAAGTGGAACAAAACTGCATAATTTAACATGGATCCAATTGCAATTGCAGCAGCAATCAAAAAGAATGGGATGGTAGGCTTATTGACTCTTATCCTAGTGTTAATGTTTAATTATTTCACTAATAGACTTGATGCTGTTGAGGGTAAACTTGAAAGAGTAGAAGCAAAGCTATATGATTGCCTAGAGGATCGCATTCAAAAATCAGACAATGACATGCATTCAGGTGTAAAGTATCCTGATCTGCTTGTTGGTGTCCTACCTAAAGAATTAAAATATGAGTTTAAAAGAAAGATGGCAGTCTAAGACGCCAAAGTTTTGGAAGAAAGTGCAGCGCATTGGTGTAGCACTTGGTGTGATTGGTGCAACTATTGTTGCTGCTCCGGTGGTATTGCCAGCATCACTTGTCACAGCAGCTGGATATATGGTGGCAGCTGGTACAGTTACAGCTACATTATCACAATTAACTAAGGAAGATGCTAAGTGATCACGTTACACTGGCTGAGTTTTGCCATTCAGATACTGCTAAGCGCAGAGGCATTGATAATACTATCACTGATCCTAAGCATCTAGCAGCTGCAAAGCTACTATGTGAGAATGTATTTGAGCCTCTCAGATTGCACTTTGGTGTGCCTATTCACATCAGCTCCGGCTACAGATCCGGTGCCTTGAATCTTGCTGTGAAGGGGAGTGCCAGCTCGCAGCATTGCAAGGGTGAGGCTTGTGATCTTGATGCTGACAGATATGGCAAGATAACTAATGCACAGATCTTTGAATATATCAAAGAAAATATTACCTTTGATCAGATGATATGGGAGTTTGGTAATGACTCACAGCCTGACTGGGTGCATGTCAGCTACAAAGCAAAAGGAAATAGAGGTCAAATACTAAAGGCCAAAAAGATAAACGGTTCTACCGTATACCTAGCTTTTTCGTAAAGCCATCAAATGTGGTAATTTAGGTGAGAGTAGTCAGCAATGGCTACTCTTTTTTGTGGGCCAATAAAAAAAATGTGAAAAAAATCTGATAACTATTTGCATATATAAAAAACTTGAGTACATTTGTAAGGTCAATAAGGCACAAAACAAAACAAAACAGATATGAAAGCAATTAAAATTGAAATTGAAATCGGACATAACAACGAATTAAAATATGTTGTATTTAAAAATGAAGATGTTTTTAAAGCAATGAAAAAATTACAAAAAGAATATAAAGATTGTATTGTTTATAGCATTAAAACACAATACTAAAAACAACGAGGGGTGCGACTCGGTAACGCACACTAATACCACAAAAGATGAAACAAAAAATAGAACAGATTGACAAGTTAATGCTTTTACTCACTGAGATGAGAAAGCAAATCCAAGAGCTTCAGGATAAACAAGCAGCTGAAGAGAAACTTTACACATGGTCCATAGATTTTATATCTCATAAAGAATATGAAGAGTATCTAGTGAAGCACAATAATATCTCAGATCAAATAAATATGCTTTTAAAGACATATGCACTTATCTCAAATGAGATGTCAAAAGTTTGTTTAAATCTAATATAATCAAGATGAAAAAAGCACAGCAAAAAGAGAATGAGTTTGTATCATTCAGATCACCAGTCAACAGAATGATTAAATGGTGGAAATCAAAAGAATCAGATGATGTGAAAAGTGCATCATTCAACGTGAAGTTATATGAACAATTTTTAAAAGCAAGAGCATGAAAACAGCAGCAATATTATTTGTCATGGCAGCCACAACAGTATTGTTTTGGTGGGGTGTATGGCATTGGTTTGAATGGATAGGTGTTTATGTAGCATTAGCCTGGACAGCAATCATGTTAATTATTTACAAGATAAAAGCAAAGAGAAATGAAGACCTGGAAGATCACATATAAATTCAAGCTGAACAGCAAAGCTAAATGGCAAGATGCGTATAGAGTGCTGCAAGCTAACAGCAGAGAGGATGCAATCAAGAAGGCTGACATGTGGCCTCCATTAATTAAAGCAGTACAAGAGATATGAAAAAATATAGAGTTTGGCTAGAGGATTCTGTGGAGCCTGATGGTGGCACATGGTGGTATTGTTATCAAGATGCTAATGGCTATCTAAGACAAGAGGGTTTTGATCATCCAGCTGATGAGCTTGATACATTAGATCAATACATTGCATGGGGATATAAAATTGAAGAGATATGACACCAAAAGAGAAGGCAAAAGAATTAGTTGAAAGATATGATTTTATTTCAACACATGATGGATTAGATATAATGGATGAAGAATTAACTATGTTAGATAGAAAACAATGCGCCTTAATTGCAGTTGATGAGATATACAATTCAGGACTTTTAGTATTTGTAGATGATGAACAATACTGGCATGAGGTTAAACAAGAAATCAAGAAGCTATGAACACATCAATGATAATGGATCTAGCTGAGAAGCATGGACTCAAAGTAAGAAACAGAAAGCGAGAGCTGGTATATAAGAGATATTATCTTTGGTCAGAGCTTCGCAGATGGCACAGCCTTGATGCCATTGGAAAGATGTTTGGAATGGATCACTGTTCTGTATTACATGGACTCAAGCAGCACAACATTTGGATGAGGGCCAAAGACTATGAATATCTAAAGACAATCAATGAGCTGCACAAGGAAGTACACGAAGATTATCTGCTGCAAATAGAAGAGGACAAAGTGTGGATGTGTGTGGACCATGTATCAGGCAACATGATTACATTGACTCTGAAGCTCAATACAGACGATTCTAGCCACTTTCTTGATAAGAGTGGATACATTACTAAGGAGGACTTAAAAGAATTGCTATGAGGAACAAATTAAGACGAATGTCAGCTATTGTATACTGCCTTCAGCAAAGGCCGTACACAATTACAAGACTGCACACCAGGATCAATCATATCCTATCCGATAATTACAGCCAGTCATCCATTGAGAAAGATATCTTCATGCTAAGAGAAGAGTTTGATTGTCCAATAGAAAAATGTCCAGCTGGACTGGTGATCCTAGAGGACTATGACTTCATTGCTAAGCTCACAGAATGGGTGCAGCTGTATGAATAAGAGGTGTGCACATTGCACACTTGCACAGTGCACACTAGATATTTTGTAAAAAATTACCACATAAAAAAAATGAAAAAACAAAAAAGGTGTGAAAAGTGTGCACTTTGCTCTGTATCCCTTATAAACACTGAGAAAATGGTGTGAAATTAGGTGTGAAATTAGGTGTGCACATTGCACACCTTGCACAGTAAGAAATTAATAAATTCAAATTTTATGGTGTTATCTTATTTTTTATATATTTGCAATATCCTACGCACAGGATATATAAGGAAATTATTGAAAGCTCTTTCGGTGAGTAGTGGTGCGTCACGAAAACTGAAGGGGCTTTTATATTTTGTATCATGACTAAATCATATCTAAGAAAGTTAGCCTCACTGGGTTATTCAATAATACCAGTGGACCAAGATAAGAGGCCAATAGGATCCTGGAAGATAAACCAAACGAAGGCAAGATCAGCTGATGAGGTTGAGCAATTAGATTCACCATTGTATGGATTAGTTACTGGTGTTAATGATGTGGAATGTATTGATGTTGATCTCAAGGTCATTGTCGGACTGCAAGAGCAGAAAGAATGGTGGTCAGAATATCTATCTTTTATCAATGACAATATTGAGGACTTCGCTGATAAGGTGGTAATTGCCAAGACAAAGAATGCTGGATATCATATTCTGTACAAGTGTAAATTTCCAGCTGGCAATACAAAGATAGCTACATTGAAAGGAAAGAAAGAGGCTATCATTGAATCAAGAGGCACTGGAGGAATGGTGGTGCTATATGATAATTTTTTGTATTCTAAAAGCTATCATGAGATTGACTATATCAGTGAACAAGAAAGGGATATTATTTGGTCCATATCCAAAACATTCAATCACATTGATAATGTCAAGATTGATGCCCCCAAAAAAAGTGAATACAAGGCCACATCAGAGAATGATATCACACCTTGGGTTGATTATAACCTGAGACATTCAGCAATGGACCTGATCAGTGATGAGTTTACAATTGTAAGGAATACATCCACAAACTACATTATCAAGAGACATGGTGCTACATCACCACATTCAGGATATGTCTACAAGGATAGTGGATGCATGTATCTATTCAGCACTGGAACATTGTATCCTAATGAGCAGCTGCTGTCACCATTTGCAATCTATGCCTATAAGTATCACAATGGTGATATGACTAAGGCAGCATCTGATATCTATTCTCAAGGATATGGTACTAGGAAGATTCCTAAAGTAGACTTTAAGAATGAGGTGCCTGAAGTACAGATTGATAGAATACAATTCCCTCTTGACATCTTTCCTCATGAGATCCAGCAGTACATCATTGAGTCAGCCAATACATTAGGTTTGTCAATTGATTACATGGGATCAGCTTTTATATGGATGGCATCAGTTATCATTGGTAATTCTGCTAGGATTGAAGTCAAGCCAGGATGGCAAGAGATTGCAACAGTATGGATTGCAATAGTTGGTAAACCAGGTATAGGAAAAACACCATCTATCAATCAGATGATTTTCCCACTTAGAGAGGTGAATGTCAGAGAGCAGAAAGAATATGTCAAGCAATATGCCAAGTGGAGAGAATATGAAGCACTTGATAAGAAAGAAAAGCAATATGCTGAAGAGATAACAAAGCCAGTTAGCAAGCAGTTTCTTGTTGGTGATATTACTCTTGAGGCTCTTGTGGATCTACATGAGCAGAATCCAAATGCTGTAGGAATATTCAAGGATGAGCTCGCTGGATGGTTTAAGGACATGAACAAGTACAGACAAGGATCTGATCTTGAGTTTTGGCTATCATCATGGTCAGGCACCAGCATATCTCTCAATCGTAAAACATCCAAGAGTGCATTTGTTGACAAGCCATTCATTCCAGTGCTAGGCGGTATACAGCCATCAGTATTTGAGGACTTCACCACTGGTGACAATAAAGAGAATGGATTTGTGGATAGGATTCTAATAAGCTATCCTGAGCTAAATGTAAACCACTACAATAACAAGCATATTGAAGAGGATATTATTGAATGGTACAGATCCTTTGTAATCAACTTTAGAGATTCTATACAGCGCAATTTGTTAAAATTCAATGACAAAGGTGAGATTGAATCAACAGTATCTAAATTTGAAAGCAAGGCAGTAGCTGAATGGATAAGGATTCATGATCAGATTACTGATATTCAGAATTCAGATGATGAGAATGAGTACATGAAATCAATGTTGCCTAAACAAAAGAGCTACATTCCAAGGTTTGCACTGATCATTAACACAATTTGGTCAGCATTTGATGACTCAATCAAGATGGGTATAGTAAAAACTGATAGTTTATTGAGAGCTGAAAAGCTATCTAATTATTTTATCAACATGAGTAAGTTAGTAAAACGTGATGTCAAAGAGAAAAACAATCTCAAGCAAATAGCAAGGTCAGCTGGATCAGATACTCATGATCAATTCATGGCCATGTATAAAGCAAATCCAAATATTAATCGCACCACAGCATCTGAGATCCTTGAAGTATCTAGGAGGACAATTCAGAACTGGGTTAAAAAACTAGAGAAAGAATGAAACAGATATCAATCATCATGATCCTAGCCTGGTCTGCAATCTTTGCCTTATTCATCAGCAAATTGTCAGAGCAGAAGAGAGTAGTACCAGCTGAAGAGCACAAGTTTACATTTGTAAACGCACAAGACTGGGCAAGGGATACAACTTTGGCACCAGGTAAAACATTAACACTAGATAGAATATATGAACAAGGAAAATAAACAGAGACTCATTGATCTTGAGACAGCACATCTCAAAGAGAAATATCCATCAATGCCTGAATTCGCACTGGCTAAGACTAAGTGGGCAGACTCATCAGCAAATGCTCTGACTAAATCAGTGGTGTCATTCATCAACTTATCAGGCTATCAAGCTGAAAGAATCAATACTACTGGAATGTGGAGGCAAGGAGCCAAGCTAAGGGTAGGTGAGGGAACAAGACAGATGCCAGGTAAGTGGACCAAAGGAACTGGCACAAAGGGATCTGCTGACATATCAGCCACAATCAACGGCAGATCAGTGAAGATAGAGATTAAGTATGGCAAGGATAGACAGTCAGAAGCACAGATAAGATATCAAGAAATGATAGAGAAAGCTGGAGGAACATATCTGATTGTTAAGTCATTTGATGAATTTATTCAATGGTTTGATTTGTTTATCTCAAAATAATAATTATATTTGTTAAAATTTAATACCACAAATTATGGCAACAGTTAAAGAAAAGGAGAGTGCAGCTCCAGTACCTATGTACAAAAAACTGCATAACGCAAAGCTGGCAATCGGCAAGGTCCATAAGAATGCTCAGTCACATCATTCAAGATACGCAGATCTCAATGCTGTACTAGATGCATGTGAGAATATCCTGATGGAGAATGGACTGATCATCATGCAGCCTATCATTGACCAAATGGTCTACACTAAGATTATAGATGTTGACACTGGTGAACATGTAGAATCAATGATGAAACTGCCTGACTTACAGAATCCCCAGCAGCTCGGTAGTGCGATTTCTTACTATCGCAGATACACATTGACTAGCATCCTATCATTGGCCGCAACAGATGATGATGGCAAAGCAGCATCTAAGGCAACTGAAGAGCCAAAGCCAGCAGCTAAGACATCACTTACAGATGAGGCATTTGGCAGAGCACTGGCTAAGATTGCAAGAGGTGAGTATACAGCTGAGGAATTGAGAACAAACTATTTATTAACTAAAGATCAGGAGGCAAGACTATGAGACCAATGGCAATACAACAGATGCTAGAATTCATGCAGAGTGATGAATGGATTTTAATTAGTGACGATCTCAGATCAGAATGGATAAAAAACTTCTATCAAAAAGCCAAGCTAGAGATAATGACAGCCTACATTGATGGCAAGTACAAGTCAGAAGGCTATGAGAATTCAGAAGATTACATCAAACAAAACTTTGAGATATGAAATGGCATCCATCAAGCATTGGGAAGATCATGACAAACGCTAGAAGCAAGTCAGAGGTCCTATCAGAAACAGCAAAGAGCTACATCAAGTCAATTGCAAAACAAGACTTCTACGGCTATAATATTGAGCTGAACAACAAGTACATCATCAAAGGAATTGAGCAAGAACAAGACAGCATTGATCTAGTGAATGCAGTTAGATTCACTGACTACAAAAAGAACAAAGTCAGACTAGAGACTGAAGTGATGACTGGTGAATGCGACATCCTACTGGATGATGCTATCATTGACATCAAGACATCTTGGTCACTTGAGACATGGCCAGCAACATCAGAGGATGGTGATGAGTCACTTTATGAATGGCAAGGCAGAGCCTACATGTATCTGTATGATAGGCCATCATTTGAGCTGATCTACTGCATGGTGTCTACAGATCCACAAAATGAGCTAGGACTGCTTAATCAGTGGGATAACATGTCATTGCATAGAGTGGACCATATTGATGCAGCAAAACGTATCACAGTCATCAGATATGAACGTGACATTGAGCTTGAGCTGGCAATGCTGGAGAGACTCAGACATGCATCAGAGTTTTATGTGCAGTATATTAACAAGCTAAATAATAAGTGATGGAAGTAGTACAAGAGCATGTGTATGATATCAAGTCTGAATCAATGTATTGGAGGGTTTACTTTACTCAAATATCTTTAATACCTTTGACGAATGAGGAATATCATGAGGTGTCTGCGAAGCTGGATCAAATCCTTGAGGACTTGGAGACCAGGAGAAAATTTATGGGTACTGGTAATTAATTTAATCTATAGAAACAAATAAGTATGGAACAGAAAATCAACAGCGGAGCAATCTTCAAAAACGATAAGAAGACTGCCGACAATCAGCCTGACTACAGAGGCAAGATCAATGTAGAAGGCAAGGAGCTTGAGATCTCACTATGGGTGAAGACAGCTCAATCAGGAGTTAAGTACATGAGTGCAGCAATCAAAGAGCCTTATGTGGCTCCAGCACCAGCACCAGTGCTACAAAATACAACTGATAAAATAAAAGCAGCAGATGATTTTGAAGATGACCTTCCCTTCTGATTTGAGCCTAAGTGATTGGATGAGAGGAGAGCTTCATACGAGGCTTTCTTCTCGTTACAAGCTGACTCATCTGTCAGAAGATAGTGATCTGAACTATGCACAGCTGTGGCGGTTTTGTAATAGCAAGCCAGTATCAGAACAATTTCTCAATGAGGTATTCAAATATTTAATAACTTCGGGATGTGTTTTGGAATAA